ACCAGTAGCACCACTAGAAGACTTTACTAATTCACCCTCAAAAAATTCTACTTTTTTAAATTCTGGTGCAAACTTAGCTAAATCTGCTTCTCGTATTATTCTACCAAAATTATTTGTATCATCATAAGTACCACCAGTATTTCCTATTCCTTGGATAGAGTAACTAACACTTTCTTGATCACTTACTATATCAACAGCAGTAACCTTAAACATCTTATAATCATATCCATCTGAATTATATCCACTAGCAGTTGAACTAGCTCCACCAACAATATCTACATTCTCAACATATACATTTTCACCAACTTGGAATGGGAATGTAGCAGTAGTAAATCCAGTATAATTAGCAGGTACCTTTATGAAAATCTTATTTTCTTGTTGCTGTCTCGTAATATTAAATCCAGAAGTAGCATTAACTACACCAACTCCATTTGTATTATTTGTAGAAATAATTTCTAAACTATCATTCAAATTGCTATCATTTGCCAAAATATCAACACTAGTAACTCCTCCACCTTTAAGATTAGTTCTTCCAGAAATTAATGGTTTATTGATTGCAAGAATTTCTGGACCATTGGCATAATTCTGCCCACCAGTATCAATACCAATCTTAGATAATGTTAAAGTATTTTTTAAATTGAATATTACATTGCTGTCTGCTTTTGGTCTTAATGTATTATCTGTTGGGAACTCCAATCCTTGATAAGGAACAGTAACAGATTGTATTCTTCCAATATCATCAGCCTTAACATCAAATACAACTCCCTTTCCAGTAGTAGAACCAACTGAAGTGAGGATGGGTACTGAAGTTAAATTATCTGGTGAACTTATAAGTTTTACAGAATGAACACCGCCTTTCACAACTTTGGAGTTTGTACTATAGAATGCACTGCTAAATCCACTATTTGCATATGAAGTGGTTTCTGCTGCACCAACTAGAGTAAAACTGAAGGTAGTATCACCAACTCCAGTAATTGTGTAATTCTGATTAAATTTGGATTCCTTTACTTCAATAGTTGAATAATTTGGAACATTATCATCTACAGAATTTGGATAGGTATTCATATAATTACTTCCCTGTCCCTCAATTCTATAAAAACTAATACTTGGGAAAGAACTTGCTATAGAAATATTAATTTTTGTATTTGGATCTTCATCTCCAATTACTCCTGTTCTTGTAATATTAGGAGAATTATTTTTTGATATGAACTTTGAATCACTATAAAAACCAATATCATATCCACTTAAACTAGAATCAGAAACAGCAATTGCTACATTATTTCCAGAATAAACTGTTAATTTTGGATTTACTTTAGCAATTTGGTGAGATCCTGTACCACTACTTGCTATTGAAACATTAGTATAGGGGAATATTTTAATATCATATTCATTATTTGCTAACTTTATAGTATCTTCAGATTCCCTTATTACATAATAAGTCTCATTATTAACTAAAGGTGTTGCAACATTTGAAGCAGTATAAACAACAACATCACCAGTTTCAAAATCATGATTTGGTATAACTAATGCATTTTGAGCAGTAGATATACCATTCGTTCCAGAAGCAATTGCTTCAGTTGTATTATCTACAGTAGATGCTATAGAAACAGGATTTACAACAAGTTTCTTTATTGTACTATTATAAGCAAAAGCAATATTTTGTGTACTACTTGGAGTAATATTGAGTCTAACATCATCACCAACAACCAATGAATGTTGTGATCCAGTGGTTGTTGCAGCTGCAACAGAAACAGTAGTATTAACTTTAACAAGTTTTCCAGTAACGTTATCAACAATAGTTTCTAATTTTTGACTATCACCCCAATAAGTATCAATACCAGTAAAATACACATGTGCAGTAGATAATCCAAGATAACTTCTTACTGTTGCCAATCCAATATACTCATCATTCAATTTAACAGAGTACAGATTAGGCATATCTGCGATCTTAAATGTATTACCCAATCCAACTGTCTCTGATGCCCAAATAGTTGATCCATATCCAGTCAATGTAACTGCATCACCAGTTTTAAATTGGTGTCCTGGTAAATAAATTGCTCTTGGTGGAATGGATTTATTGATATTACTACTACCAGCAGTACCAACAACTACACTACTATAAGTACTACCAATTCCGACAGAAGATTCACCTACAAAATACTTAACTTTCGGAAATTCAATATTCTTATTTTCAAATTGGCCATCTACATCAAAAGTAAACTTTTTAATTAACTTATTAACAGTAGCATCTACTGAATGTGCTCCAGGTGTAGTACCTTTATATCCTCTACTAACTCTATATCTGTTATTAATATTATCAATACCGATGATAAGCATCTTTTCAGCATTAATTTGAATCTCATCATTTATTTCAAATTTTCTACTAAGAGTTGATCCAGCAAGATGAATATTAGTATCCAATGTTGAACTTGCTATAGAAACAGCAACAGTAGTATTCACTGTAGTAATTCCTACTTTTTGGAATCCTTCAATATTCTTGTATAGTGAAGATGAAATTCCAGAAATTTCTATATTTTCATTTTGATTTAATACATGTGGAACAGTTGTTATTCCAGTAATTGTTCCATCATAATAAGCAAATTTAACATCAGTAAAGATACTTTCTGTTGTTGCTATTGAAACAACTTCTGTACCCAATACTTCTGAAATTTCTGCATTTATTCTACCATCATTAAATTTAACTATATTACCAACATTATATCCACTTCCACCTTCTGTAACATCTATATTTGTGACATTGGATCTTGATGTTGAGTCTACTGTTAATTCAACCTTAGATGCTAATGCATCTTTAAGAAATGGATATTGTATAAAGTTTTGATTTAATCCCAAATGCGTTACATTTCTCTTATATTCTCCAGTATTAATATACTCATCACTTTGATCCCTAACTCCATCATAATTAAATTCATCAGTAAGATTATGATGTTTTAATGTGATATATGGGAAAGATGGTTCTTTAGTTGTAGAATCTATAGTTGAAAAATATGCATAAGTTCCTTCTGGAAAATCGCTTACTTCTCCTGGTTGTATAAATTTACCATTAAATTCATCAAGATCACCACTTTGATCATAATTATAATCTTGGACAAAAGAACCAGAAGACCATGTAGAAAGAGATGGTCTCAAACCAGCACCAGTAACAAGATCAATAGAATAACTAGACTGCATCCAAGTAACTCCAATACCTGTTTTTCCACCTATAGTACCAAAAATTGGATTTCCATCATATGCCCAACCAAGTAGTTTTCCGTGAGAAGTATAACCTTCAGGATAAGTAGGAGCATCTCCTATATTATCTCCTACAAGATTACGATACTTTTTACTTGGATAGAATGAACAAGGCTTAGCACCTTTAAATAATTGAGGCGATGTTACCTGAACCATTCCATCATTATTAACATTAGAAAGATACTTATCATAATATTCTACCGCATTAAATTTCCATTCATAAATCTCAGCATTAAATCTTGCTCCCTTTCCACTAGGAATAACTACAATATCTGTTTGATTCCTAACATAATTCTTTCCACCACTAAGAATATCAACAGATACTAACTTACCACCAGAAACATTAGCTTTCAATCTAGCAAAACCTTGAGTTGTTCCAGTTCCAACAACTTGCAACTCAGGAGCACTTGTATAATTATTCCCTTGAGTCAATATCATCACATCAATTATTGCACCTGCTTCGATAATTGGTACTAAAGCAGCACCTTCTCCAGTCAAAAGTTCTATATTTGGTTGTCTTGAATAGTTTATAGTATTATCTGCACCATATGCAGTACCACCTGAACCAACATAAACATTCTCAACACTTCCAAATATTTGAGGAGTTGCAGTAGCATTATAATATGATGGAATATTGCTTGTGGTACCAGCAGAAACAACACCTTTTATGTTTACTTTAATATCTGGATATTTAAACGTATGAGTACCAGAACCAATACTAGTTAAATCTGCATATATCTTTCTTTCATAATCCGTATAGTTATTTTCAATTAATTCAACCTTAAAATCGCTTATATTAACTGTAATATCATTACAATAGAATAAAAATTCATCTTCATTTTCACTTTGTGCAATAAACTCTCCAGTAAGAACCCCAATTGGAGCAGTACCTGTACCATCATTATTCCAATGAGTAAAATCTGTTCTACTACCAGTTACAGTCCATCCTGCAATTGTGCTATGAACCCTATGCATCCTTCCACCACCATCAAGAAGAGCATTATTATCGACTCTTAGTGAAATTCTATACTTTTCACCAACTTTTAAATTTCTAAGCCATATTCCAACAAAACCAGCATTAGTACCTGTATCATCTACTTGTTGCCATGAAGTAGCACCACTCTCATAAGTATGTGATGTTAATCTAGGATTTCTTCTACGTGAAGATCCTAGTGCATAATTAGTACCTTCTGCAGGTCCAATATCAGCAAGTTTGAATTCATCACCAATAACATCACTAACTTTATATTGAGTTATTGTATTCAATCCCAGAATTCTATCTGAATGTCCTCCACAAGAATACTCAACAACTTCTCCAGATTTAAATCCATGATTTCTGGCATAAATTGTATTTTCTATAATATTAATTCCACTAAAAGTATTAAATAAATTCTTTTTATTGGTTGGTGGATAATTTTGAGAATCTACTACAACATTTCTATTAATATAATTTGAACCTTGTTCAGCAACTACAATTTCATCAATTATTTTTCTTATTTTTGTAGACCTAAAAGTATGACCTTTAGTTCCCAATGCATTAAACTCAATTAAATTAGTCTTATTAAGTGCTCTATTTTTGGTAGTAGCCAAACGGAAAGATTTATTGTCAATCTTAGCAATAAAATAATTACCACTAGAAATCAATCTATCAGTGGCAAATCCAACATTTGTACTAGTAATACCTATAGGATTACCCTCGGTTGTGTATATTATCTCTTCTCCGTCTAAAAATTTATGTTCTAATTGTGTTCCTTCACTATCAGTTGGAAGTGTAATTGTTGATGATGCAATAGAAACATATGCATCAGGAATTGGAATAGAATGAGTGTATGCCCTCATTTTTGGTTTGCATACTGTTCCAGATCCATTTCCTCCACTTATTGTTACTGCAGGAGTATTGATATAATCAAATCCTGGTGTTAGGAGATTTATTTTTTCTATTTTACCAGAAAAAGAAGGATATAAATTAGCATCACTACCAGTAGAATCAGTAATAGAAATACTTGGTGGATTGAGTATATCATAATTTTCACCACTATCCAAAATATCGATGGATTGTATTGGACCATAGAAAATAGAGTCTTCACTTATTGGAGAATGCAATTCTACTCCATTTAACGAAATACCAATAGGTCCAACAATATTTGAACTATCTTCTGCTAATATTGGAGTTTTTAATATACGTTTAAAGTTTTTTTGATCCCTTAAACCACCAGATTCATATAATTTTGCAGGAGTAAGAGTATGTACGGCACTAGTAGAGACTCCAGTATACCTAATTAGTTCAAAATCTTCACTAACTACTCTATTTTGACCAACACATAATCTTATTGTATTATTATTAACTTTATTCACAAAATAATATCCATCACCAAATGTACTTCCATAACCAACATCACCAAATCTATTTGATGAAGTATAAACTTCTACCCCTGTTTCACCAAGAGTAGTAATACCAATTGTTGGTGACTTATAATAAACTTTTTCACCATTAGTGAATTGGTGGTTTGTGATCGTTATTTGAGAATTTTCAGTAGATACACCAACGGATTGGAAAGTTTTTTCTCCATTATCAGTATTAGTATCAAATCCTGGATATCCAGAACAAGTTAGATATGCATTACCATCAGAATCAACAAAAGTATTTTGAATATTACCAAGTAAAGAAGTTATACCAAATCCAGTAGAAACATAGTCTAATCTTTTCCTAAATTTGTAGTTAGGACCAACAATTAGACTATCTGAAATTTTAAATCTCTTATTATCAAAAATACTCTCTACTTTTAAATTATCTCTGACTCTTTGTTCAGTATCTGCATTATAAACATCAATATAATCATCAACATATAAAAAATGGTTTACTGGGGTTACAATAGTATCAGATGTTGTGTCACTTGGATCAGCTTTAGGTAAATCTGAGATATCTATTTCAGCTATATTATTATAGAACCACTTATTAAACTTTGGATCATCTAATGATGTTTTCTCACCTAGATGCTTAACTCTAATTGTATCATCTACATTAAAATACTTTGTACTAGTAACATTTGCTGAGACACCTGAGACAGACCCAACAATTCGCATTTCACATACTTTACTTAGATCATTATCTTCATACCCATAAAGGAAATTACCACTAATTATGGGAATTTCACGATCTAATGCAGATTTATCACCATCAACCATAGGTAAACTACCAATACCAACACAATCAAAGAACTGATTGTATGATTTTGACCCATATGATACTGTAGAATATGTTTTATAGTCAGTAAATGGATCTAAGTAGTAAAAAACACCATCTTTTTCTGGAAAACCAACAGTAGAATCAACAGTTACTACACTTTTATCCTTTATTCTCTCTAATATTTGCGTTTTGCTATTAATAACAAACTCAGGAGGCATTCCTGGTTCATTTTCATTCCTAACAGAACCTTTAACAAAGGAAATTTTATAATAATGCTTATCCCCTAAAAATACTTGTTGAACATTCTCTGCAGCACCTGATGCTGTTGGAAAATCTTCATCTCCTTGGAATAATTTTGTCCCAACTAAATTAAGTGGATTACCTTGTAAGGCTTCCACAATCATATCATCAGTAACACTCCATTTTGCTTCAGATGGAATAAGTGTCTCATCAAAAGGTTTTACTACAAATACTTCTTCCCCAAATAGTACTTGAAATAGAATTCTTAATGAAACATCTGTTCCCTTTGAACTATAAAAGTCTTTTGCTCTTGATAATATATTTTCAGAAGAAAGTCCTTGCTTAAATTGCCTTTTTTCGAGTCCTGGTAAGAATTGCTCCTTATGTTTCTCGTAAAATTTATTTAAAAATATAAAATTCAGATTAACAATAAGTGTTCCTGCTTCATGTGCATCACTATTTGAATCCAAAAATGTCAGAAATTCTGGGTTACTTGGATTATCAATTTCAGAAATACCACTAAAACCACGAACACATCCACTTAATTCAGTCAATCCAGTACTTTCATCAAATGCCTTATTCGTATAAGTGATAATTTCATTGTCAATTTTAATAAGTCCATAAGTATCAGGGAGACCTTCTACAGGAATTGATAATGTTTGTGCTGGAGTTACAGTTGTATCACTGTGAGCTAGATATATTTTAGAGTCATATGCTAATGTATTGATTGCTAATATTATCGGTTTTGTAGGTAAAAGAGCATTTGGGGGTGGTAATGTTTGCTCTTCTGCTTTAGAAACATCAACTAAATTAGATATTTTCTTAAATTCATTTAAATTATCAGCAAGATAAGTTGATCCATAATGATGTTCCTCAGAAATATAATATTGCTCCAAAAATTCTGTGAATTTTGTATTATCAGATTCAATAAAATCAGGTAATAAACTACTTAAAATATCAGATATTTGTACTTTTTTAGTTGTCATTTCTTATCTTGTAAACTTTTTAGTACTGATGAAACTTGATGGTGGTACATAATTTGTTCCAGATTTGTTAGCTCCTGCAACAATTGTATCTTCTTTGAGATTTAATGTACTTCCAGTATTATCTAGCACGATATAAATACTCTCTTTTGCGATGATATCATTGGATTCTGGAGTAACTTCAATTTCAATTCCAGCATTTACACTACTAGAAGTAATAGTCGTTGGATAAAGGATAATTTCACCTTTTTTATAGTCAACTATACCAGCATTTTCATTAATATAGTTAATTGCATTATCTACAATAGTGAAAAACTTAACTGTCCCTGTTTTTCCATCACTATATGGTAAATCAGTCAAATATACATTTCCAGCAACACCTTCTAACTTAAATGCAGAAGATCTAATGTTAAAACCTTCCATATCAGCATGAAATTCATTTCCATAGCATATTTCATAGTTTGCAAGGAGATTGTACTCTGGAATCATTATTCTCTTCATCACAATTTTAGTAATATTGGAAGTAATTCCAGTATCAACCTTATCAATAATAGAAACTAACTTACTATACTTCAATCTACCACCAAATGAGTTAATATCTGATGATTTTGCATAAGTTTCTATAGCTGAAAGAATCCTAGAATGTAATTCCTGTTTATTTGGGATAAATCCAGAGTCATATGACACAGTTGAATCATATTCGACATACAAATACTTCAAATCAACAAATTCTTGCTTAATTCCACCAACTGTGTACTTCTTCAAGTCAGTTCTAATGGATTCTTTAGCAACATCAGACAATATTTCACCATTTTTTGGTTTAACAGTGATGTAAACCTTACCATATTGAGGTGGATCTAGCTCTTCACCCCCATATGCACTCACAGAGTCAATATTTGGGTATAAAAATGGTATTAAACTAGTATAATCGTTTGGTGTAACTGCCCTGTATTGGGATGCATATACCCTTGGAGCAAGATATTTGATATTGTCTATAGATTCTATAGAATCACCGTTCTCAGACGCTTGTAGAGTGCTTAAACCAGTTATACCATCATCAATACTTGTCTCAACTCCACCAAGCATATAAGTCAACTTACCACTAAAGTTAAAATTAGCAGCATCATTACCTTCAATACCATTTGTAAGGATATAACTTACTTCAATATCACTCCCATCAGCTGGTTTTTTACCTAGTGTATTGTCTCCAAACAAGATTTGGTACTTTTCATCTTCAATTTCTTGTGTAAGGAACAATCTTGAATCCTTATTAACATCAAAAATGTTCGTATAAGGAACATAATTCTCAATAACATTACTTTTAACAGTTACACGAATTGTTGACGTATCAACGTTCTGATTTGGAATTATATACTTCGCATCTGGCAAAGAATCATTAACTTTAAAGGTTTTTGTTAAATAAGTTCCTTCATATATTGAAATATTTTCAAATCGCACAATACCACTAGGATCTGGAGTAGCAGTAATGTCATCTGGAATAGAAAATATGTAATTTCCTCCTGAAATTGATCCAACTGCAACAATTCCTTTATGTAATTTAACTGATTGTACTGCTTTTCCTGTTATATCGACACTAAAACTTACCTTTGCAATTGATGCTTTCTTAGATCTTGGTACATAACCAATATTTCTTGCTAATGAAACAACATTTTCCCTCAAAGTAGCACTATCAATGAAAGATTCATTGACAGCCATGTTCGTATTATACGAAGTAATATAGGAATTATATGCCAGAGTATCAATTAATATGGAGAAATTAGACCCTTCAAAGTCAAAATCCGTAAATGACGAGTTAGATCTCAAATAATTCTTAATTTGAGTACGTAAATCGTTAAAATCTAAGTTAGTAAACTGATTAAATGCCATTATACCCTAGTCGGTTGTAGTAAAAATTCTATATTCTGTGGAGGAAAAGGTAATCCTGTAATCAAATAACCAATACGAATGTATAAATCATTATTATCTTGTTGAGCCCTGACAGAAACATCATTAAGAGTGATTCTAGGTTCATAGTTTTCTAATAAAGTCTCTATTTCTGTCTCCAAAACAGAGGCAATATCATCATTATTTAAGTCAAATAAAGAATCTTCAATCCTTGTACCTAATAATTCATTAAAAAATCGCTCATTAAGTTTAGTTCGGCATAAATTTACTACCGATTTCTTAATTGCGTCCTCATTTTTAAGAACTACAATGTCATTTGTAACTGGATGTCTCGAAAAGGACAAACTAATGTCCTTAAATGCACGAGATATTTGTACGGCCATTCAGATTGATATACTTTGTTAATATATCTATAATGGTTTTTAGTATTTATTGCTTAATATCGACTAGGAATCTTGTCATATTGCTCTTTTTCGTCTTTTTCTTCCATTTTTTCGTATTCTATGGTTATTTTTCGCCCTTCTTTCTTAGTTGTACCGTTATAAGTGTCCCAAACATTAAAATTGCCCCCTAATAGTACGGAGGCAGCTTTAATATACTTCATTGCTAGTTCTTCTTTGGTCATTTTTTCCTCATAGGTACATCAATAGTCCATGCAGATGATTCTAATTTAACCATCTCAAAGTTCTTCTTGAACTCTTTTTCTCTTTCTTTTCTTTCTTTCTCCATTGTTAATTCAATAGTTTCGATACTTGTCTCACCATAGTTAGGTTTGTTTGGATTCTTTAAACCCATATAATCGAGTATTGCACCATCTACCATAAAGTAGATTGAATCCCAAGTAAGTGTTTCTCTTAATTGAGTTGCAATACGATCTATATCATTTTCATCGAGATACTCACCAGTAGATACTGCATGTGAGTAATCTTCGTACTGAGTTAGTAGTTTGGCACGTACCTCGACGAGTTCATTAAGGTTGATAGTGATCTTTACGTCATCATCAAAGACACTCATTTACCTTGACCTCTATAGATCTTCTTTGCTTTGTTTCTACTCGTAGCAGAATACTTAGTATGCTTTCCTTTTCCTTGTCTTGTCTTTTTCGGTGTGGTTTCAATTTGTGTGTCACCACTTAGACTTCTCATTCCCATTGTTTAATACCTCATAAAGAATAATGAACTTTTACGACGATTTTTTTCGCCCCTTTAACGGCCGTGGCCAGAAGAGCAGATTAGATAATCCGCATCTTCTCATGACCGACCCTTATAACTGGATCACACCAGATCTCAAAACCTGCATCCATTGCATCTAAGCAGAAAGATACATCCTCTCCACACATATCTTGAACCTCACCAGATTCAAACACCTGCATCTTAGGAGCAAACCAAGGAT